CTCTCAAAGAATATTTAAAGTCAAATTCCAATTTTACGGATTATGACTTTGAAGGTTCTAACCTATCGACTATTTTAGATGTATTAGCATACAATACGTACATTACTTCGTATAATGCTAATATGGTAGCAAACGAAGTTTTTATTGACACTGCAACTTTAAGAGAAAATGTAGTTGCATTAGCAAGAAATATTGGATATACTCCTAGATCAAGAAAAGCAGCAACATCTGCAATATCATTTATTGTCGATGCATCTAATATAACACCTAAACCTGCCTCTATAACCCTCCGCAAAGGCACTGTAG